AACTCATTCTTTTGTTATTTCAAACTCTCGTAAATTCAATAACATGAAATTTCAATAATCGTTTCGCCAATTTACAGATAAAACATATTATGATGATAATAATATTTAAATTCTTTTTAAAGATATTGAATTAATTTCGTTACCTAGTAACGTTTCAAATAATTGGTTGAAATTATGATTGATGTTTCAGTTTTCTTATAAGTATCTGATATTTAGGTTTCATTTTGTGTTACCTCCATTTCTTTGCCGGTGGTTGTATTGTCATTCTGATCGTATGACTGCCGGTGTTCTAAAAAATATATCACGGGATGACGAGCAATTGGAAGCTCACCTGGCTCATATCCAGGAGTATGTAGGATCATGCCCTACTCCCGTAATCTCCTACTTCGGTAGGCGGTCGGTTTCGGATCGTCAAATAAGCATGGCAACATGTATAAAGCAGTATGAATAATGTATTGTAGTACTGCGACTGTAGAAATACAGCTTGACGGAAAACACATAAATCTATGCTTGACCTAAAATCAGAGGGCTACTGCTAATGATACGGTTAAGTAGGCGTAATAGCAATGCGCTGTATTAACAGAGAAATCTGGAGATGATTTATGTACAACTGGTGCGAATTCCGCAAGAATAAGTGCTGATTGGATTGTAGGTAATTCTCACAACTTGAAAAAGAGGGAATTTAATACAAAGTTAGACGATAGCAAGTCGAGCAGGATGGTGATGATTGGGTGGTACTCAAAAGGTACTAATGGTCAAATATACACCTCATCGTCCATAATAAAATACATACTTTTGATAGTAAAATAATAACATTACAGATTATATTAATTTTGAAAATATCAAAATACTGAAGCAAAAGTGTGTATGACTATGAAGAGAAAAACAACTTATCCATCTGTAATATGGTGGCATATAAGGCTCGCAAGGCATTATATGAGAAATTACAAGTACGTGCAACTCTAATAGGCCGCAACCTATGAATCTTGCAAGGAAGAATGTGCAGAAAGGAAATCTATAACGCTTCATAGTAAGAGTTTGCAGATTATGTCAAAATCTGTGTTGTTGCTAACTACAGTCTAATCGACTGTGTGATAAATTGTGTCCAACCACAATAGATGTTAGCGTAATAAGTCAAATATCTCAGCTTATAGTAAAAGGATCTCGTGTTTTCACGAAGTTCTTTTTTATTTTGGTTCATAGCTCAATGGTAGAGCACTCGGCTGTTAACCGAGGTGTTGTAGGTTCAAGCCCTACTGGATCAGTTTATTGTATTATGTTTCTTTAGTGTAGTTTGGTTTAGCACGACTGACTTCCAATCAGTTAACGTGGGTTCAAAGCCCACAAGAAACTTACTATCCTACTTACGTAGGAAATTTGAATAAAAGGATGTGTTTAAAATAGTATTAATTACTAAAAGTGAAGCAATAAAATTGAATAAAATGGGCGTATGTTGGGGATACGAAGGTATTAGCCATACATACAGTAATTCTCATACATATTATTTAGCAGAGACTAAGAATAATATGAGAAAGTTAAAGGAAATGCGCTCTTCTACTATCGTTAAGTAACGAAATCTATATGAAAGGCGGTGTCTGATCATCGCAAAGAAAAAGCATGAAGTAAATATTGAGATTATTGGTGGTAATGCAGAAGGAGTGACAGGATCCTGTACACGGATTAAAACTTCTGAACATTGCTACCTTTTTGAATGTGGAATGATTCAAGGAGAGCATACAGTTCTTGAAAATTATAGAGCTAATATGAAATTTGTACAGAAAATCAAACCGCAAGAAATTGAATACATAATAATTGGACATTGCCACCAAGACCATATTGGCATGATTCCAACATTATATGCAAGAGGAAAATGTAATGCAAAAATCATTGTTCCAAAAGGATCTACTGCAATATTAAAAGAAATGTGGTTAGATAGTAGTTTTATTAATTGTAGAGATGTAGAAGTCTTAAATATTAAAGATGATAGAAACTATGAG